TATTAATTTATATTTTTCTAGTTATATTTGTATTTATGTTTTATATTCTTGTTCTATTGTTTGTTATTTGGGATTATTGTGTTGAAATAGTGATAGTGATAGTTTTGGATAGGATTTTAGGAAAGGAAAATATAGTTGTCAGACTTTCACACTCGCTTCACACAACGTACAAGGCTCATTAAGCCGTGTTTCTCATCCGTCTTGATACTTTATACCTAACTTACATTTAACATGGCTTAATGGGCATTCTAACATGACTAAGCGAAGTCTATCCTACGATGGCATGCGTTAAGTATGCCAAGAGTAAGGATAGGCGAGCGTCAAGTAAAGAAGAAGCAATGAGTAAGCAAGCAAGGAGCGAACGGCAAGGAGTAGTATAAAGTAAGCAAGGGGGAGAGGGGGTAGAGTGAGCGACCAAATACAGGAGAACTATCTCCCACACACTAGACATACTTTCTAACGCACAAAAAAGAACTTCCCTCAACGGAAAGCTCTTTCTAAACCACAAACCAACATATAACCTTATAATCAACACTATCATTATACCTTATTTTGAGGACAAAATAAATACTTTGTCATATTTTCTTTACCTTCCTTAATACAAAAGTGGACATTTTATGAAACATACTTATAAAATGAAAATATGGTTCGGACATTCTAATAGTTTTTTACGAACGAAGCTGACGAATCTAAAGAGGGGGATTTTATCTTGTTAGTGCATTGTAACTCAACATTCAGACCTTACGTTACTTGGTTTTTATTCCCCAATAATGTTTACTATGACAGAAGTATAGAGTTTGGCTTTTGTCCTCACTGCAACAAAGATATTGCCTGTCTTGTTCAAAGAAGAAAAAGTGATGACAAACAGTTAGTACAATACTGTAAGAGAAAAGACGTAGGTAAACTAAGAGAGCAGTATAAACATGAGATAGAGTACAAGAGTACAGACTTAATTACGGCAAAAGGTAAGCCATACAGATGGGTGTATGGACTTAATAAAGAAAGAATCAATAAATCCACCGGAGAAGTTATTAGCGAACAGTTTTCTTGTGATTTCTTCGGCAACAAAGAAATAGTTAAAAAGTTTTAGTAGGCTGATGTACTCCTCGATTTGTTTTTATATATTTCTATTTTCACCTTTCTCTCTTAAAATTTCAGCCTACTTTTTCTAGATTTTAAAGTTTTACAATATGGCAAAAAATAGTGGCAAACGAAAACCTACTGCAAAGGATTGGGATAAAATCCGTATGATGACACTGAGAAATGAAGACCTAGATTACATCTTGGCTTCTTTCCCAGACGTTGAGCTGAACAAAAGTTATGTAATGAAGAAGATGTCAGCAGAGGGTATTGTTGCTAAACGTAAGGCAATACAAGAAAAGGCTATTGACCACGCTGCTACTATTGCCGAAAAAGACAAAATTATGCTCAACAATATGTGCATTGATTTGTATAACAAAGGTGCAGATATTATACAAGGTTTACTGGCTCAGTATAGTCAAGAATTAGCTGCCGGAAATGTATCTAAAGGACAGGCAAGAGCAACGGCTTACAACGTAGATATGTTAATGTCCGGACTTACTAAAGTTCAAAAAGGACTTAGAGTTGCTTATGGAGTTGATGAGAACGGCAAGCTATACGAGAAAGAGCCAGAAGTAATGATTATTGAAGGTTTTAACCAAGAGAAGATTTAGTGGAATACATTGTAGAAAAGACACAAAAGGCTAAAAAGTTATCTGATGGCGATAAACAATCACTTGCCAAGAAGATAGTTGAAGATTTTAGAACATACGATAATGCTAGAAGCTCTCAGTTAGAGAAGGCTTCTAAGTTATCTAATGAAATTTACTTTAAAAACGTAGCACAAGAAGTAAAGGATAAGACAAAGGCTTGGAAAAGCAACTTAAAGATGTGTAAAATCTTTATGTACTCACAGATTTTGAAGGCATTTATCTGGAAAAATGTATATGCCAACACAAACTCTATGTTTGATGTTTCCGGTGAAAATTTAGAAGCAGATAACAACTCTAATAAGCAAAAAACTATGCTTGTTGATTGCCTTGAAAAGATGGATTATGCCAAGACTTGCGACACAATCATTGATAAGTCATTAATTTACGGCGAACTTATATCGTTTACTACTTGGAAAAAGCACACGGAAGAATATCGCAGACCCATTAGTTTCTTTGACGGCATTAAAGACCCTAAGAAGATGCCTAAAATAGCAGAAGCTATCAAGAATGGAGATAAGTTCTATGTTGACGAACGAATATGTTACGATAATCCTTATATCTATCCTGTTGACCCTGCTGATTTCGTCTTTGACACTACTCAATATGATAGAAATTGGGAGACTTGCCCGAAGATTAACAGAACTTGGCGTACTCCGGAAGACATAATTAACAACAAGTACTTTGAAGTATCGTCAGAAGTAGCACAAGACCTCAGAGAATTAGTTAAACAAGGCTCAAATGAAGCAGACTTATCCACAAATAACAAACAAGAGTTGGAATCTGAGCATGTAAACGGCACTACTGTTGAAATGTTAGAGCATTGGGGAGATTTGATGCTTCCTAACGGCACTGTATTAAGAAATTGGTATGCAGTAGTAGTTGCCGGCAAGTATTTAGTAAGATTTGAAAAGAATCCATTTATAATTAATCCATTTACATTTGGTGCGTATGTTATAGACCCAGATACCAAGAGGGGGATTTCACCACTTTATTCAGTATATGACATATCCCATACTCAAGAAGATATAATGAGACGCACAATGAACTTACAGTCATTAACTGAGAATCCACCAGTATTGGCTGCTAAAGGATTCTTCGGCGATGACCCAGATGACATTGACTTATATCCCGGCAAAATCATAGAGTATGACCCACAACTATACTCTGACAGTGCCATAAAGAATTATCAGTTCAATGTGAATGTCTTTAATGAGGACATGAACTATATAGACGACTTAATGTCAGAAATCTCCGGCGTATTTCCTAATATGGCTGGTGCTTCTGAGAATGATAGAACTACGGCAACAGAGATTTCTACAAAGGTAGAAGGTCAATTAACACGTCTAAAAATGCTTTTAGATGTAATTAATCAAAACTTAATTTTAGCAGACGTTAAAAACGTGGCTAAACTCAAAGCTAATTTTACTTTCGGCGAAGAAACAGTGTTTGTTAATAACGAAAATCAACCGGAAAACGTAGTTATTGATGACAAAGTAAGACAAGCCGATTACAGATATACATACGCAGACAGAAGTGCTACAAATGAACGATTCAATTATGTTGATATGGTGGCACAGGCTATGCAGATGTTTGTTAAGTCTGGTTTACAAGTAAACTTAGAAGAAATATTTACTTGGTTTATGGAACAAAAAGGTGTAGAGAACCCAGAAAGATTCTTAAATGTCCAACAGTTCTTGTCTCCAGAAGTTCAACAGGCACTTATGAATGACCCAACGCTTGCTCCTGTTATTCAAGAGATGCAGAGACGTGTAGAAATGGCTAAGCAAGGTCAGAAACTTCCAGAAAGTGATAATGATTATCAGTTAGCCGAAACTGAACAACCACAAGAACTACCGGACAAATTAAGTCGTCTTCCGGGAAGGAATTTAATGAATGGATAAGCTAGAGTATAGGTACAAGTTAGTAAATAACGATGAGTATAAGCAACTGAGAGAAGAATACCTCAATATGATAGTAAGCAAGGCTTCTTCTCCGGTAAGTGCAGACATCATAAGAGGTATGCTGCTTCTTATTAACGAGTCCGACCAATGGGAACGTAATTATTTGTCTGCATGTGAAAAGGCAAGAAAAGAAAAGGAGTAAGAGTTTATGGAAAACGTATCAACCAACCCTGTTGAGAATACGTCAGACAACTCTGAAAACACTGAACTTTCACTTCAAGATGAAATTGACAAAGTGTTTGATGAGCCTGACGAAAATCAGCAGAATGAAGACGAGCCTGCCGATGGTAACGAGCAAGAGCCACCGGCTGAATCTAAAACTGAGGATAACAGTATTAACTGCCCAGAAAAGTTTATTAATGAGGATGGCTCAATAAATGTCAAAAATCTTGCTAAATCATATACAGAGTTAGAGCCGCTTGTTAACGAAAAGGCTAAGTGGGAAACAGAACGGGCAGAGCTGCTTAGCTATAAGAATCAGTTAGACGAGATTAACAAGCAAAGAGAGCAAGAAGCTAAATCTGCCGGTTATGACTCTGCTTTGGACATGCAACAGTCCTATCAAGTTGCACAATATGAAGCAAAAGAATACATGAAGTATTTGCAGTATCTAGATGACGAGACTAGACAAACTGTACAAGGTTTATTGTATCAGTACGC